CCAGCTACCTGAGCCGGTTCGGTGGTTACGTCGATTAAAATGACCGCTGGAATATTTGATATATTTCCTGAGTTATCTACTGCTACCACACTAAAATTATGTGACCTACTACTTGTAGCTGTGTAGGTGTACCTTGTATCAGTGATAGGTGTTGGCGTTAATACTGTAATGCCTTCCATTACTCTATATCCACGTAGGTCAATGTCAGTAACAGCAGGCCAAGATAGATTAATTTTCGTACTGTCAGTGGAGTCAATGGTCGCTGTTAAACTAGGAACGTCTGACGGTGGAGAGTCTTTACCTGTGATATAAATTGGATCGGATACGATACCATCAGACACAATACCCATTCTATTGCTAACCTTAATGCGCACGCTATAACTCATACCAGTTTTTACATTATCAATAATAAAGGTTCCATCTGAATTTATTTTACCTGCATCCGTCCAAGTCAATTGGCTATCAATACTGTACTCAATTCTCGCCTCACTAAAGTTGCTATAATCTGGCAACGTACACGCACCGGTTATGTAAGATATTATAGTACCATCGTTTTGCCGGTAGTAAACCTGCGCCAGTTGTATGTCTGATACCTCAGGCGGTGGAGCACTCGGATTATCAAGTTTAGTAATATTTATAACAGGTGCAACGCTACCCATTGTATCTCCGTACAAATTAGGATTGTACTCTTGCATGACCATGGTAATTTTCTGTTCTTGTGGTTCTGCCATGCTTAAAATGCGATAACGTTTATATGCCAGTCCTGGCTCTGTTACCTCAGTGATCGGATTCCGCAAACCAATCACATCACCAATACTGCGGTTTAACGCCCTTTTATTTGTAGTGTACTGAATCCACTCAGGGCAGGTCTGTGCTTTATTGAGATGAAACCATGCTTCACGGCTGGCCTGTTCAAAATTGTTAATTCCGTAAATTGATATTTTTTTAGTTAATGGAATTTTGTTTCTGAATTGGCTTGTTTCACCTGGTAGTTGTGTTCGGTCAGCCTGAGCAACAACTTTTGTATATTCATACGATGGATCAATATATTCAATTTGCAATCGCTCAACATCTTCAGCGTTATCCTGCCACCACGTTTCAATAGATTCATCAGCTTTGACATTAAATATTTGACTGACTGATTCTGGCTTGTCAACTAAAATACCATGGAGCCCACGTTGATAAGTTTGATATGATCGGCAAACAGAAAATATTTCATTAATCCAATCTTGGCGTGATTTTTTCTCGTCTAAAATCAAGTCCAGCGTGAATCTTTTTTTACCATTTACCAACGTTTCAAAATACGGACCTGCAGTCAGATAAGTTTGTATATCAATACTGCTAAAATCCATGCCGCAACCATCAATACTGGTTTTAAAGTCTAATTCACACCATGCAGGGTTATCTGACCATTGCTCGGAATATACCGTTGTTGAGCTATATACTCTAACTATACGACCATCAACAATAGCTGTTACATTGTCTGCATTGCTCAATTTGTCACTGGCTGTGGTAGTAATGGCTAGGTAAGCATCATATTTCAGGCCGCCGACTAACTTAGCTTTATCCTCCTGAGTTGTTCCAGCGACACGGCTGTCAATTAGTTGCTCACCATCGCCTAAGTAAGCCGTGTAATTGCATCCAGGTAAATCACCGATTGGAATATCGTTTATCCTTACATCTCGAAAGCCCTTGATTTTACCAACACCAAAACTAACTATTCTATATTGCACTTTCCCTGCCGGACTTGCCCAAATATGATTGCCTGCGCATTTAACGCCAAAGCCATATATAAGGGGCATTACCATGCCTGAGTTGGTTTGAGTCTGCAACGCGCCGAATGAATATGTCGGGCTAGAGTTTTTTACCTTAGGCGCAAATAGTTTGTTTGTAATTGCATTAATTGCATAACTTACTACAGCTTTTACAACAAACTTCCACGCTACAGCACCAATTACTTGTGGCATCTAAAACACCCCTCTATTCGGCTATTCATACTCATTCGCGACTTTTGCATACTTGTTTCCACCATGCAATCAATCAATTCATCATTGCCTATATAAATGGCAGGATGGACTAAGCCAAAAGGCAATCTGATTAATAGCAGGTCACCTTTTTTTATATCTTTTAATTCAATTACTTGAAAGTGTTCTTTAAACTTTAGTCTCATAAACTCACCAAGATTATCAGGCCATTCAAAGCGAGGTAAGTAGGGGTACATTAAATAAACAGGCAACATACACCCTAATGCATTACCATTAGTATCAAGTTGCTTGTACGGCATGCCAACGCATTTATTTAATTCATCAATCGTCATGTTCTTATTACCATTTGTTTAGGTATTGATGGATGACCGCCATATCTAGTAACGTTACCTCTCTCTATACACGATGTCATAGTTTGATCGCATGATGTGAGCGTGCTTATACTACGGCAACGATTTCCTTTGTAGATAAACTGACAAGATGGTCCGTAGTCCATAACTGGCCCCTCTTGGCTAAAATCTACCGTGTCGCGCTCAATAGTGCAGCTAAATTCTGACATAGTAGTTTTAAGGCTGTTTAGTATCCCTTCAAATAACCACACTGGACCTTCTTCGAGATGATCTAAATAAACCTCTTGAATAACACATTTTCGATATTTTAATGTTTTGCCATTGTTGGCTATATAAGCAGACCATTCGCGCCACTTGTTTGACATTGTGAGACTAACCTGTTCTTTATCACCTTCGACAGTTGTCTTGATTTCTCCGCGTTTTATCTCAGCTGATATGTACGTTTGACCATCAAAGACTAAATCTTGATTATCATTTGCTACGAATCGGAAGGTAACATCATTTGCACCGTAGATGGTTAGTAGCATTCTAGGGATAATCTCTGCTGATGCTGTTACCTGTTCTAACTCTACACTTAATCCCTTACTCACTTGTTACCACCTGCACAATCGGTATGATCCATAGTCCGTTATCATCGTCAAATTCAAATTTATCTACATCAAATCTGACTAGATATGTTATATCATCGCCAAATTCATCAATCAGCGAATCCCACTTCCAATTAAAGGCGTTATATCTGCCACTACGAGCCTCATAAAATGCACGTAGGAGCAAATAGTTAGCCTTTGTCTTTTCCATCCGTAAGTCCCATCCATAGCGGGGAGAGGATTTAGCCTTGCTTCTTTGCTCATGCGCGGTATATTCAGAATCGACCTCTGTTTTAAATTCGATGGAGAATTTTTTAGACTCTAGCCAAGGCATGTCCCATGTTGCTACTGTCATTATCTCACCGCGCCTTTCGTTGCACCACGGACAGCACTATTATTTTTAAGACCATCAATCATTACATTCAGTACCCAGCTTTTTGATTGCTCGTCAAATTGTGGCTTTTCGGCTTGCACATTGGCATTGCCGTAATTATTAATAGTTACACGCATATTTGGTGCACTTGCATTACTTGTCGTTCCTATGCTCGTGTTACCATAGTTACCGCCTATGCTAGACAATGACGGTCCAGTAACAAGTCCACCAGTAGCAAAAGCAGGCATACGGCCAGAATTAAGCATGTCAAAGAATCCTGCGCCAAACTTTTTAACAGCAGAATCTTGAATAACATATTCTCCATTTGATACCATAGCCATAATGCTATCTGACGTGCCGTTGCCCGCACCGAATATTTGACCGCCATTAGCAAACCATTTAGCTTTACCATTAATCATGTCGCCTGTTGATACTTTGGGAACTGAGCCTTTCGTTCCACCACCGCCGCCAAACAACCCCATTATTCCAGACGTTAAATTAGCCGCCATTTGCTTAGAAATAATATCTGCAATAATATCTACAACTGTGTCACGGAATCCTACCCATGCTGATTTAGCACCGTCTACGCCTTTTATCATGTCTTTGAAGGTTGACTGCATCCCGCTATTGAGTTTGTCCATTGCTTCAGCGGCGTAGGACATTGTTGATCTGTGGGATTCTTGCCAGATTGATTTGTAGGTGTCGGCGAATTCTTGCTGGCCTGTTAATTCTTGGTTTAATAAGGACTGTTTGCTATTTAATAAGCTTTGAAAGCTTGCTAAATTGCCATCATCATAAGCTTTATCCATATCTTGTTGCCATTTTGTCCGTGCATAATGCAAATCAATTATTTTTTGATTCTTTTCTTTTTCAACTACATAAAGTTCATTCGCGGCTCGTTTTGCAAATTCTACAGTCCCATTTTCCATCAGTTCAAACGCTGATCCTGCCGCTGTCCACGCATTTGTCATTTGCAGTTTTTGTTCTGCTGTTCCGTTGGAATATTCTTCAGATAAATCTCGGTATTTGTTTTGAATAGCGGTTATTTGATTAACGGCATCAGTTTCAATATCAAACTTGGACTTATCGACACCAGTTAAGCCAATAGCGCCTAGTTTTTCCTGTAAAGTCGTTGCATCGGACAGAGCTTTATCCCAGATGCTGTCAGTATCTTTTTGCTGATCATATAGAATCTTCTTATACTTAGCGGCGTATATTTCATCTAGTCTGCTTTTATCGAGTATATAATCATCATTAGCAGACATTGACTCATCAAGGTCTTTTTGCTCCTTGTCGCGCCAATTATTAAGGGCATCAATTTGTGTCCCTGTAAGGCTTATCCACTCATCCTTAATTGACTCACTAGTGCGTATAGCTGTTTCTCGTAAATCGTCATACGCTTTCGCGGCAGTATCTACGGCACTTTCTCCACCGCCACTGCCACTGCTTTCATACCCACCGCCTCCGTTCCCCACACCACCAATTAAAATTGGAGGTGCCGCAATAGGTGGTGCAGGTGGAACATATGGCGTATAGCTGGAAACAACGTCAGGTAATGTATTGCTGTCTTCAGACCGTCTGTAATCAGCAACGTGATTAAACATTTTAGCCTGTTGCTGAGCTGCGTATTGTGCGGCATTACCAACATCAATATAGTTTCCTGCTAAACTGTTTGCAGAATCGCCAGCTAAGTTCATTCTGCCTACACCATCATACACAGCATTGTTTAACGCCGTTGTTTCAGCATCGGCTTTTGTTGATTGATACGCCAGTGTACCGATTAAACTTACAATTGCCGCGCCTGCTATCATATATGGTCCTAAAGAGGCTGTTACTGCTAATATGGCTAATCGTGAGGCGTAAAGCGCGGGCACCATCCTACCTAGCATTGCACCTGATACGGCTAATATTGTCATTTCAACACTGGCAGGGACCATCTCAATCATTGCTTTTCCTACGCCCAATTGCCTTGTTTGCGCGCTAAATTCCTCTAAAGTTGCTAACGCGCTTGACGTTACACTTTTTAAATCGAATGCAACTACTATGTCCTCGCCGACTTTACGCATTGTAGCAGAGACTTGATCTTGGATATTTGACATGAGCCCTGTTATTGTCTGACTTTGTTTCGACATCATGCCGCCGTATTTAGTGGTCATTTGCTCCATCATGCCTGATATAGCAGTATTTGCACTAACAGCTCTATCTTCTACCATTTTCATGGCTGTTGGTACATCTACGCCTAAAGTTTTGGCTAACATCTCGAACGCTGGAATCCCAGCCTCTGCAAGTTGATTAATTTCTTGGGTTGACACGACCCCTTTTGCTTTCATTTGACCAAAGGCCAACGTCACCCTGTCTAATGTCTCACTATTCCCGCCTATAGCCGCGACAGCATCTCCTAAACTAGTCAGCGTTGGTATTATTTCAGATGCACTAAATCCCATTGCAATCATGCGTTTTGAACTAGTTACAAGCCCATCGAACGTAAAAGGAGTACCCTGAGCAAAGGTTTCAAGTGACTTTAAAAAAGTTCCCGCCGCCTGCGCTGATCCTAGCATTGTTTCAAACGCTATTTTTGATTGTTCAAGACTAGCCGCCATTTGAATACTCTTTATTCCTACTGCACCCATACCAACAGCTAACACTTTCATTAAATCGCCTGTTGCGCCTACTGTCGCATTGCTGGCCGCCATTCCCTCAGGTCCGAACGCTCTTTTTATTTGTCTTTGACTTGCCGCAAGTTCTTTTTTTAATCCTGTAGAATTTGCAGAAATCATAACCATTAACTGTGCTACTGTGCTCAATTATTTCACCTCTATTTTCTCTTGACATTTGTAAAATTAAGTATATTATCAATATTAAAAGGAGTTTTTATGGAAGAAGAAAACGTGTTAGATAAAAGCAAAGTTTTAATATTAGTTATTTCAATTGTCTTGCTTATTGTCGGTATGTGGTTTGGGCTTAATTGCTTCGATGAAAAAGGAAATATAAAAGGTTTGTTTGTGCTTTTAGGCAGTGGTTTTATTGCTTATAGCTTAAAGAATTTTCACGCACTTATAAATGGAATAAGTAACAACAAATGACAGGGCATTGCCTCTGTCTTATTTTTTTTACATTAAAAAAGAACCTCACGCGAGATTCTTTAATTCGTTATCTAAATATTCTTCTATGTTAACAATTGCATACGGTATTCTAATTAGCTTTATATTGTTATTTTTACAATAGTCATTTTTTATTTTATCGAGCGATTGCCGGTATTTAAGCCCTTCTGTTCCGCCCCAGGAAACTCTACGATGCTGTTCGCCATCATACTCAATTAAAACAGTTTCATCTCGTATGGCAAAATCAAAAGCCAACGGCATTTTATTGCGGCATCCATTCATTTTATATTGGCGTTTAAAAATTATCCCTTTGTCATTAAAATATTTAGCTATAACTTTTTCGCCATTACTTGAAATACAAACAGGGCAACGATTACCATCAAGAAAGCTATTAGGAGATACCTCATATTCACTACCACACTTTTTATGTAGAACTTTAATTTTTAACTTGCTTAATTTATATTTTGTTAAAATTTCATATTCGTCTGTTATTTCATTCACTTTAGCAATAAAATCATCGTGTGTTTTTCTTTTACCATCGCCACACTTTATTTTGGAACATTCCGGGCATCTTCTGCCCATTAAAAACTTATTAGGGGTAACGCTATATTCGTTCCCGCACTTATGACGCATAGCAATTAAAGTATTACTGTTTACATATTCTCCTACGACCTGATATTCTCCGTTAGATACATCGAATACTTCTTGCTTAAATTGTTCTGTTGTTTTCTTGTAATTTTTAAAACATTTAGGGCATCGTCGGCCTTCCGTAAATTTATGCGGGGTAACATCGTAATCATTCCCACAACTATGGTGTATTAATATTTTCGTATTGTTATTAGTATAATCGCCAATAACTCTATACTCACTACCAACTAAGCCAAAAACCCTTTTTACAAATTCGTCGTGTGTCATTTTTTTAGGCATAATTTACCACCTCTACACATATTATACCATAACCTTATGTTACTTGTAAACACTTTACGCTATGTGTTATACTTATTTCGAGGTGATAAAATGTTAAAAAACAAAGAGAGAATTGGAACAAGTTTGCCTATCGAACTAGCTAAACAGTTAAAGGATTATTCTGAAGAAACCATGATACCAATTAGTAGAATTATTGAAGTTGCTTTGATTGAATATTTAAATAAACAAAAATAATAAAAAAGGTTGTGTTTAATATGTTTGATAAAATCGGTGCATCTGTGACAAGTCTATCTATGGGAGTTATTCTTATCGTGTTAGGGCTGATAATACCAGTTATAGGGCCAATATTAATTTTTGTAGGTGTTATTTCTTTGTTTTCCTCAATAATAGGACCATTTTTAGGGATAAAACCACTTCGACTACCATGTCCATATTGTGGGACAGAAATAGCGGTAATGAACAGCAAGAAAGGGATAAACTGTAAAGCGTGTAAACAAAGAGTGGTTATAAAGGATAATGAATTTATAAAAATAAACTCATAATTTAATTATTCATCATCACCCTTGTGCTGCTTAACTTTACCCCTAAGAGGTTTCAACAATTCTTTAACTGTTACACCTTTTTTCATATGTATTGACATTAACCGCGAAACAAAATAAGCTGTCAGGTTTTCTTTTTCTTCTTTGCGCCATTTATAACCATCCTGCAAGCTGTGAAATTCTCCCGGCTGTAGACCACCAAATTCATCAGGCGTTAAGTTTAAAGGGCCATAAGCAAATTTTTCAGCGTATTTTATCCAATCATGGAAGGTTTTAACGGTTTCCGTTTCGCCTTCCCTTACTCGTTTTTTGTTTCTATTTCCTCAACTAACGGGTAAAGATCAGGATAATATATTCTTAAAGCATTGTCTGATACTTCTTTACCTAACGCACCACTAGCAGCAATCGCATGGATAATTGGGACAGCAATATCATCAATGACGTGACCTTCAACGTCCAAATATTCTTCTATTTTCTGCACATATAAATGTGGGTTAATTCTTTTTAAACATATAGGTAATGCTGTCAGGCAAAAACTAATACCAGCATTTTGACTGGTAACAATTTGCTGGATTGACTTACCTAACGCCATTTCTAACTCAGCAATTGTTAATATCGTAAAACATAACTTTTCATCTGATCCGAACAATTTAAAAGGTATGGTTTTTTTCATCTTAATATATCCCCTCATATTTAAAAATTAGGCGACCACTCAGGCCGCCTTTTGTTATGCTTCTAATGCCCATGCAGTCAGCGGCCCTACTCCATTAAGTGTTCCGCTTATAGTGGCCTCGGCATCATGCCCCACATCAAGCGAAAATTCAGTAACCGTACACCATCCAATTTTTGCTTTAAGGTCTGGTCTTTCAAATTTGATATTTAATTGTGCTGACTCATCATAAGCCTGCTCTACGACAACTATTCCAGGATCATCTGAAATTGCCAGTGCATCAAGCGAGATATCCCATTTTTTAATACCAGGTATTGTCGCACCATATCCTCCGCTAGACTTTGAACTCACGTCTATCTCATCTGCTGATTGGTTTAGCGGACTATTGCGCTGCCCTCCTACCTTGACCCACGTTGGCAATATTGCTGTCCCAGTATTGACATACAAAGTATATTCTCGGCCTGCTGTGGCCTTATTGGTTGTGTCAGGATTTATTGGTAAAACTGCTGCCATTTATATCACTCCTGTTTTTTTATTTTTTGGCATTAAAAAAGAACGCATTATGCGCTCTCGTTTATACTGTAATTAAATTCCTATATACTGCACTTTAGCCACAAACCTAACGACACCATAAAACAGCTCGTCCTGTCTGCGCCCTGCGCCACTTTTAACGTCTTTACTTAGCACATTAAATCCATCAACAGATAAATCTACAGGCCACGCTGTTAAGACCGCTATAACATCCTCTGCTATCCCATTAATAACAAATTTTCCTGCATAATCGCTCCATATCTCAATTTCAAGCGTGATTGTGAAAATAGCAGACGTTTTAGATCCGTCTATTTCATATTCATAATCACTAAAAGCGATATAAGGAAATGTAGCATCACTGGAAACGCAATCATAAACATCAGTTGTCTGCTTGTCTCTCAATATTTCATATATCTTTTTTTGCAAGATATTTAATGGTAATTGTATCATGGTTGCACCGCATCCTTAAGGTCTTTAATAAGTATAGGCCTTTGATCGTTATATGCTGGAGCCATAAATGGATGAGCGGCACGTGCGGGGATGTGAGCCTCTACAAAGTATCTGCGAATCCCATACGTGTCATTAATCATAACCGTGTCTTTCGCTTTCATAACTACTGCTTTTGCGCCAAACTCAACCAAATGCGCTGTTGGAGACTTTGCACGAACCGTTCCCTCTAATTTCAGTTTATTGAAACTAGATGTGGTATGCTTTTTCAAATCCCCACTTACATTATGAATCCTGTTTGCCGCGCCTTTCCTAATTGCTTTAGTTGACTTTGAGATAGCATCTTCTATTTTCATCGCCGTTCTAGTATCATATTTGTTTATTTCTTTAATCGCTCTATCCCATCCACGAAGTTCAAAATTAACATAAAAGTTTTTCCCTGCCATCATTGACCATGTGTAAGCATGGATAATCACTTCCTACTTAACAATTTCCTTACATACCATGATTGTGGCCTGTTTTGCATAGTCATAAGTATGTTCTACTGTA